AAGTTTTTCAATGTTGTCTTCCATAACCTTGCCTAGATTAACGCCTAGTTCATGTGCAAGTACAGCAATGTACCAACACACATCACCTAACTCCTTCGTAATCTCTGCACGTTTAGCAGGGTTATCGCCATCACGTATTAGCTTCTTAGCCTTGTTAGCAATCTCACCTGCCTCACCTGCCAGTCCTAACGTCAAGTACGCTAGGGCTGTTTCTTTTGGGAAGATGGCTGTCTTACATGCCTTCTGTTGGTATAATGATGCTGTAATGCCACTCATTTGTTTCTCCTTCATCCACTGTTTAGCTTCTTCCTCTAGCCTGTTCATTTTGTAGTACCTTCTTTAGATTCTCATGGTAGGAAGTGTTCCAACCTCTATGCCATTCTCTTGCTTGCATTGTATTTGAATCAATTGGGCAGGTCAGTCTACCTCGCTTAAAGGCTTCCTGTCCCCACTCAAATTGAATCCGTAATGGTGCATCGTACTTACTCAGTCCGTTACGCCGCATCCTGCATCTCCTTAATCTGGTAATTGAAAAGTTTTATTGCTGTCAGCTTGCTGATTTTAAACCATTCCCCTCTGCGTTCTTCTGCAAAGTGTTCAAAGATTTTATGCATCTCTTTTTCTTTTGAATGTCTATTATCTACTGACATTGTAGCGACTACTTTATAGTCACGGAAAGGTGAAGATGTTTGGTATCCGTTAAGCCTATCTTCAGATGAGACTGCTTTGCCTACCTTTACCCACTCAGGCCATGCGGTATTGACAAGAATATAGACTTCTCCTTGATTGACACTTTCAATTTTATTGTGTGACCAAGCATCGTCTAAAGATTTATACCGACCCGGTTTGTGTAGAGGATGTGAAGACGGAACGTACTTACCATTGACATACATTCTGTTTTTGTTTTTGGCTGCGTGTGTGGACACTCTTTGTCTGTATCCGCTAGGACTGTAGTACCACCAATCCCCATCTTCAAACTTGGCATCACTGTGAGTGTAATGCTTTAGGTTAATATCTTCCACACTACTCTTTAAAAAGTCGAACATGCTTATTCTCCTGAGTTAGTTTTACTTTGGGTTTCGTTTACAGAAGCTACCAGCATCTTAGTGAAAGCATCTTGTGCTACAACAAGTTGATCTAGGTCAAACCTAGCCTGTGCAGTCTTGCTGTTCAATGAAGCAACATGATTAACCATAGCCTTCTGGTTATCTTCTAGTTCTTCAAAGTCGTACTCTTTACCATCAATGGTAATCATTCGGTTATCATCATTCATTTTCATTCTCCTTTTCTTTCTGTTTAAGTTTCTGCCATTCTTCATAACTAGGATGGCTACGTGGGGGATTGTACTGTACCCAACCATCCCCACGCTTCCACACTAACTTAACACTAAGCTGCTTCGATGTCAACTATTTCACATACCCCTGCAGTACAAGCTAACTCACGCCCACCTGAAGTTGTATCCTCTTTCTCAAACTCTTGCAACAATGACCAGTCTACATTCTTTGGCATCTTTGTCAAGAACTCTTTGTAATTATCTTCATCAATGTCCTGATAAGGTGCTTGTTGGTATGTATGCTCACTGAATGGCAGGAAGCTGATACCAGATACCTCATCAAAATGTTCATACACCCAAGAGCCTACGCTCATCCATTCATTTTCCTTCACAGAAATTGTTACGCTAGGCTTATGTTCGCACCAATGCCGCTGGTATGTGAGCCATAGTTTAAGCTGCTCAATAGCTGTCATTTCGGTACGAGTTACTGCGTTCTTAGGTGACTTCATAGGGAAGCTAAACACTGTTGTTGAGTCGGGTTTCATTACATCAGGTTCAGCAGGTATTCCCTGTGAAATAAGGAACTGTGTTAGTGGGTCTTTATTGTCACCACGAACAGTACGAATGTAATATGGGTTGTGACGAGCGTGAATACCACTTGCTGCATCAGTAAGCTGTGATACTGTACCACTAGGCTTGACACAAGTGACAGCAGTTGACTGTGGTATCTTAAGCTGTTTAGCCATAGCCTTGTTAGATTCAACAGCTACAGAACGTAACAACTCAAGCACTGTTTCCAACTTACCACCTGCAGTGGCTGTCAGTTCATTGTCCATGATGCCTGTAAGTGACACACCCAGCAACCGTTCTTCCTCTGTGTTCTTCTGCCAAATCTTGCGCAGATAACGGAAGTTAGTCAGAGTTGCTTGGAATGTACCAAGAATAGTGGCAAGGCGTACCTTTTCTTTGAGAGTTTCTACTGTATCATTCTCACGTACAACTACCTCTGATAAATTGCAGAACTGATATGGACGTAAAATGATTTCACTGCAAGGGTTGCAACCGAAGTCATGCTCAACATCACGTCTACCATTCTTAGCTGCCTGCTTCTTAGCTGACTGACGATTAAAGATGCCACGCTCACCTGACTTGCTGTCATACAAAGACAACCACTCACGCATGAATGTACCCATCTCAGGCTTAGTCTTGTACGCCACAGAGTTATTAGCCAACGCACGTTGCCCTTCGTTCTCCCACCACTGACCTGACTTAGCATGTGCCATCTGGTCATCATTGAGATTAGACAATGAAATCAATGCGCTACGGCGTACACCACCTACAACTACAACCTCACCAATCTTACACATGATGTCGTGACATTCAATTGGGTATAGCCTACGTCCAGAAGCACCCTTGAACTTTTGAATACAAAACTCAAATAGTTCTACAAGGGGCTGTGGGCCTGATGCACGACCACCAAAAGTCTTTAGCCGTGCGCCAGCAGGACGTACTTCGCTGACATCGAACTTAGGTACTTGTCCAGTGTACAGCATAGCAATCAATTCTTTAAGTGACTTAGCCCAACCCGGACGTGAATCACCTACCTTGATTACTGTATCTGTATCGTGGAACTCTTCGCTAACCATAGGTAGCTTCTCAATGCAATGACGCTCAACGCTGAAGCCAACGCCAGTGCCACACATAAGAATATACATTGTTTCATCGAAGGCACGAGGGCTATCTACAGGCACGTATGAACAGTTGTATCCACCTACGTGACAGCGATCTAGTGCTGGCCCAGCAGTCATCAATGCCCTCATAGAAGGCATGATGGACTGGTTGAGTACAGCTTCTTCCAGTTCACCTCTTAGTGTATCTGGTAGCTTATAGCCATTGTTATTAAGCAAATGGTCAGCCATATAATCAAAGTATCTTGCGACAGTTTCACCCCATGTCTCCCTTCGCTGTTCTTCTTCTTTCCATCTTGCATAGCGTGAAAGTGCTATGAAGTTTTGGTAGTCTGTTGGTAATGTATTACTAATCATCTCTTTACTCCGTTACTGTTCTAATGTTTCTGATGGTGGCACCTTCTATGTCATAGAAGTATTCTTGTATGCCGTCTTCTAACTCCTCACCTACTCGACCATCAGCGGGGATAGGGTATTCTTCTTCATCTACATCAAGGGTAATAAACATTTTAACTCTTATCACTTGCCATTACCTCTTCAATTAACTTGTCCAAGTACCACTTGGCCTTTTGCAAATCCTCTATAGGCTTATCTTTGTAGTCGAAACGCCAGAGGTATTTCATAATGTTACCCTGCAAGTAATACTTAAACCCTTTGTCAGTGGCAGCAGAGATAGCGTGTATGCACTCAATGCCTGTCTGATTGTAGTGTGGTGGACTGTTGACCATATCAACTTTTTGTTCAGGCCATGCAGTTTTGCTTACTTTTTCTTGTTCCATCATCAATTTCATATATTGCTCGTGTCTACTCATGCTGAACCCCCTGTCTTTGTGTTAAAGGATAAGTGTACTACGTTACCATCATAGGTCTTTTCTACACCTGCTTCTTTCTCTAATTCTACATCAATATCCATCTCGTTGTCCATAACTTTCGTGACATATTCGTGAACAATATTGCGTAATTCCTCCATCTCTTCCATGACAGGTACGGAAGCACACATCATCTTAGCAAAGTGCATTACTTGATAATAATCTTCGTCATCCATAGGGTTGTCTGGCATAGCCATAATAGATATATCAACTTCACCTGACCACCTACCATCGTCATTAGCGAATGGCCTGACACGTATAAGGAAATCTTCCTCGTTTATTTCGCTAGCTAGTTTCTCCATCATACTCATAGTTATCTCCTTTTCACTTTTGTGCCACCAAACTTAATAAACTTTGGATGCTTGTTCTTACCCTTCTCCTTCAACCAATCTTCAGGGATAATCCTGTCATAGTATCTAAAGCCATATTTTATACACCATTCACCGTAGGTAGACTTAGCACCCTTACGTAACTTGCGTCTGCTACTCTCAAATACAAAGCGAATATCCAATTTAGGATGCTGCTTTTTAATAGCCAGATGCTTACGTCTATCCGCTGCGGT